CATAATCCGGCGGAGTATGGGTTCGAGTCTCGCTTTCCCTTTTAACCCTTTTCAGGTCATGGATGAAGATTGGCCGCTCTGACCATTGCTTGAGGATCATCCCCGGCGGCACAAGGGGTATAACCTTTGGCGCGTAGGTAAGGTTTAAGGAAAGATCGCACACCAATAAACTCCCCCTCCAGGAGCGAATACCCCATTGGCCAGTTAAGGCCCAAAGTACAGCATTTCCGAACGCAATGATTACATTCGGCTGGCAAAGCTCTATTTCGCGCTTTAGAAGTTCTAAGCCGTCCTTCACGGGAGGCAATACAAGCTTGTCACGGACAGCCACATGATTCGGGGTTATCTCCTTCTTCTTCAGAGCAATGAAAGAATTTACGTCGTTCCTGGGCGGGCGTTCCCTGACAAGATTCGTCATGAAGCACTGGCTTCGGGATAGCCCCGCCTCCGCTAGCATCTTGTCCAGCTCGTACCCCGCCGCACCCGCAAACGGCATGTTCTTTACTATCTCCTCCTGCCCCGGCGCCTCTCCAATTATCATAATCTTCGCCGGACACGGGCCTGACGGCATCACACTTATCATTGACATTAACGCGCCCCTTATCTTGTAGAGATTCAGCTTTTAATGCGGCATAGGCTACACAATCTTCTGCGCTGTCTTCGTGGTAGGTTGGTTTCTGCCATTGCCGAACATCTTTAAGGATTTGAAGAAATAACCAACCATCGTAAGATTTTAAGCTATAACCTGTGACAGTATTAAAAGCCGTTACAGTTTTATCCATGCTACGCTCTCCGGAAGGTGCGTCGTACTGCTTTCCTCGCTGGGCCATTAGCTCTTTGGCCTTAGAGAGAAAACCTTCGGCAGAAGCCTGGGGCATATCTTTAACGGTTGCCCCAGGGGTTTTAAAGATTACTGAAAAAATTGGTTTATCTTCTGTCCCACCGACACGTCTGCAACTTTCTACTGCATATCCGAGTATAGAGTCAATTTTATTCTCCATTCTCCATCTCCATTTTCTGTAATCTTTTAAGGCAAAGCCCATAGTATTCGAGGGACTGCTCGATGCCGGTGGCGTAGACTTTCATTAAGTGGCAGGCGGGGAAGATTGGCCCAGAACCGGCGAAGCAATCAAGGACCTTGTCTCCAGGACGCGCGCTTCTCTGTAGGAGATTCGTATAAAGTGAGACAGGTTTTGTCGCTCCGTGTCCGTCATTGGCGTCTGCTCCAGAAGTAATAACATCTGGATAAATATGCGTAACAGGCTTATTTCCTTTGATAGCATATAAGCATGTTTCATACTGTCTCCTGGGGCCACGGTCAGGTAAGGGCACTCGACCGGAGCCGGTTTTGACGTTGATAAGCGGGGTGCGGAATACATACCAGCCAGCGGCTTGCATCATGCGCTTGAGTTCGTGGAAGTTGTCGATATCACACCAGACGTAGGCATGGGCTTCAGGTTTGGTTACGAGGAAAGATAAAGTCGCCCACTCGGTCATAAGCAATTTCCAGGATTCATAAGAATCATCGTAGTGGTGTTCGATACCTGTCATCTTTCCCCCGGCGTCACAGAAGGTATCCGCTCCCATACCATAAGGCGGATCGGTAAGGATAACATCATAAGTTTCTGGTAGACACTTAAACGTCATCCAGGCAAGGCAATCAGCGTTATGCACTTCATGATCCTTGACGGAAAAGGTCTTGCCTACACTGACTGCAAGCTCCGCGTTCTTCCTGCCTTCTTCCTTCCGCTTTAAGATCTTAAACCCTTCATCTAAGGTCTTTGCCTTGGCCACATCGGGATCCTCAAGATGTTTCGCAACAATGTATTCTTTCCTGATTGTTGCTTGATAATGTCCGTCATTCCGTCCCAGAATTTCAAGGGCAGTATCGGCCACAGTCTGCTCGTCTCCCCATAATGCCGCCTGTGCTTTCCTGAGTTCGTGCAGTCTTTGCACAGCTGATGCATGCTCTTGCCAGGACAGGTCGCGACGATGTAAGTTTTCATCGAGTTCGGCTTCTTCGGCTTCAAGGGGGTCGAGGTCTCCGAGGTTGACATAGGGGATATCTCCTTCTTGGAAGAGTTCGCCGTCGAAGGTAAAGTAGCCGCCGAGGGCGAAAAGGTCGGTGATGGCGCGAAGCCTTCTTTCGCCAGCAACGAGGATAAGTTTTCCATCAACTTCTCGGCAGACCGGGGCATGTAAAAGACCTCTATCTCGGATTGATTCTGTAAGTTCCATCAAGGCTTGGGGATCGAATTCCTGCCGCTGACGGTTGGGGTTTATGGTTACGGCGGATAGCTTGGTAATGTGCATGGTTTCTCCGTTGGGTTTGGTATGGTTATCCGGCGTGGCGTGGCGTGGCGGGGTGCGTGGGCAAATTCGTTGATTGCGTGGTGCGTGGTGGCGTTTACTATCCCGCCCCATACGATCCCACGCCATTTCTAATCGCCCGAATTTACCCCGTTTCCGCCCGTTTTAGAATCCCCCGGAATTTACTCACAAAAAGCCCCTTGACCAATCTCGATCAAGGGGCTTTGCGCTACAGGCAGGTATCCCTTGGCTTAGGCTTTTGCGACAGCCTTTACCTCAGCATACACGATACTGGAGTCGTTCTTGTCCGGGCGATGGCCGATGGAAAGGCGAGCCAGGCGACCGGGAAGCATGTTGAAGCTAAAAGGCTGTCCGGCGACGTTGAGGCCGACAGCTTCCCGGAGACGACCGAGGCCGATGTTTTTGCCTTTGCCCATGTCCAGGCCACCAGATTCGGTGAGGTCAAGTATGATGCCTTGTTTGACGGTGACTTTATCCCGGCCCAAGGTAGCCTTGACACCTTCGTCCTCAACCGTCCATACCAGATCCAGGGCCAAACCGCCAACGGAAGGCTCATCACGCTTTGCCCAGTTACGAATCTCAACCTTTTCGCAAGCGCCGAGGAACTCGCCTACAGGTACGGGGATGATGATGGTGTCGTTGGTCTGGTCGATACTGGAATTCAAAAAGCTTTCTGCATCAAACATTGTGTAGCTCCTTTGGGAAATGATTATTGTTTGCAGGTTAGTTGATCCGCCGTGACCCCCTGCCCAGGTACATATAGCGGATTGTTTTTTGTTACGTCTAGCATGGTATATTAGGTTTTGCCAGTAGTCAATCCTCCTTTTGTAAGTTTATGTAATCCAGGAAATGGAAGCCTCTTTGGCTTTCTGGCCTGATCCCATCTATATAGTACACTACTAGCCTTAGCAGCTGTAATAACTTCTCCAGAAGTAGCACAGGCAATTAAACTTTCTAGTAAGATAGGAAGTGCGTCTAAGTGAGCTTGTGCTAGTGCATCGGCGCCTTTCATGCGATTCCTCCCCGAGCTTTCCACTTAGCCATGATCGGGGCAAAGGTCGGCGGGTTTGTGGCAAGGATGGGAAGGTTACGGGTTTTGACGTCGGCTAAAGCTGAAGCCGTGTCCCAAGTCCATTTGTCTCCTTGGCGGGTGCAGAGAATAACGTCGGAAAACATCGGCGGGAGTTTAGGTGCGAGCTTGACCCCGAGTGTGGATACGGTGATCTTAACCCCACCCATGACCTGATCCGTTTCCCGTTCCACATGCGCGATAAGGATAAAATGCGCGGGGCAATTATTGCACAACAAGCTGATGATTTTCTCAACTTGATCCTGGGCAATACCCCAATCTGCTTGGTTCTTGACAGGTTTGCCACCGACGACAAGGCTCATGGCCGCGCGGTTCAAGCCGGAAAGGCCGTCAATGACCAAAGCCTTATCCGCCCCCCAAAGATTGACGGGACCATACTTCTTATCCGTCCGATCATCGGGGAAGTCGTTCAAGGCTGAGAGCAACCCGATAAACTGATTGTACTTATTCCTGTTCGGGTCTACCATCTTGGTGATGGACTCGAAGCTCATGGTGTTGATCTTCGTTGCGGAGTCGATCATATCCGCGAAAGATGCTGAAGGCGCGGCGATGGTATGCCAGTGGAGGTTGGCAGGGACTGGTAGCCCCCGGTCGGTGTAGTAGCCGAGTAAGGATTCCAGCCCCGGCTCCAAGGCCATATAAAATACCTCAACCCCGGCGTCAACCAAGGTTCCGATTGAATGGGTTTTACCTGCACCGGCTGGCCCCATCAGGAGTACGTTGACCCCGGCTAAGGTGCTTTTAATAGGGTCCGCTTGCTTCGTCGTCTCTTCCATGTAACCAACCTCTTGTATAAGCGTTAAGGGTTAAAATAAATTCTTCTTTGATCCATGCGTCAGGTAAGGCAAGACTGAAATCCGTGTCAAACCCTGACCAGATGCTCCCAGGGACAGGCGCCCACCAAGTCGGAGCGCATCGTCGGCAGATACCGCGTAAAGGATACCACGGACGGGTTTGCTTATCGGGGGCTTCTACCAGGAGCCGGGCGTACTCGCGGCCACAGGTCTCGCAGATAAAAACGTGGGAGACAGGGAGACTGCGGATACGGAGAGCCTTGTATGGCTTGGCTCCGTAGTATTTGCCCTCGACGAAACAGTGTTGTAGGTAATTCACCGGGATTATGCTCCTATAATTCGGCGGGGTTTGGATTCCACTTAGCCTCATACTCTTCCAGGCTTATCTGCTTCCGTTCCAAGGGGTCCCAGACCCTGCGCTCGAAATACATATCTAGCCAAGTATCTGGTGTAGGCGATTTACAAATCTGTACCATGCTACACTCACCGTACTCAGTACAAGCATGATCCAAGTTATAATCCCAATAATCATCTTCCCAGCACTTGAGCATCCTTTCCAAATCACGATGAACCTGAACGTACCATCTTTCAATCTCCCATCGTGAGCGATATGTAAGAATTTCCAGATGATCATATTTTGTCTTGAGGATACTGATCCCCCTGACCATGATCCCGGCAGCTTCGATTCCATACCCTTGGCACCCCCAGCAATATCCGGTGAACTGCGACCGGAGTTCCCATTGACGGCCCCAGGTTGCCCCGAGTTGACTAGCTGTTTTCTCATCGACAATGTAAACTCCATTAAGGTATTCTGCGACAAGGTCACTCCGCCCCGTGTAGAGCAACGGATCGCCAAGCGTTGGGTGGTTAAACTCTAACGGTCGTGCGAAGGAAAGCTCGATCCCTGTATGATCCTTGCCAAACATAATCGGCTTCATCCCGTCGTGACCGAAAGGATGTAAGGTGCCGTAGTATTCCAGCGCCCCGCACATACGGTTGAGGGATTTCGCGGACTCCGGCGGGCACTCGAAGTCACCATAGGTTTGGATGAGAGTTTGAAGCCCGGCGGCTATGGCCTCATCCTGATTCATGTTTTCCAGGAAGAACGCTCGCCGCGCGGCCTCGATCCCGGCGGCAAACGCTCCCCCGGCGTGAAGGTGAACGCTTTCGTTCTTACTCTTCCAGTGGCAGACGTACTGCAAATAGAACTTGCGCGGGCAAGAGCGGAAGGTTGAAAGCATGGAAGAGTCGATGGTGTAGGGAAAGGAAGGCTTAGGCATTCTCGGCCTTCTCCTTTCCCCGCTCATATTCAGCATACATACAGCGCGAACATGGGGTTATATGAAGATCAGTACCTTTTACGCGGGTATTGTTACATAACACTTCCCCGCAAACATCACAGTAGACTTCAAAGTCAACGTCTACTTGAACATCAACCGCATGGAGAATAGGCATCTTAAAGTCCCTCCAGCTCATTCAGCAACGCATCCGCGTCAACCGGGGCTTTCGCCGCTTTCCTTTCCTTACTCGCCGCCGAGGTCTTCGCCGCCGCAACCCGCGAGGATCGCAGGAAGGTAATAGCATCCCGCATTTCGTCCTGGGTCAAGGTTCCGGCAAGAGCCTTCTGCCGCCATTCTCCTACTTTTGACTGAAGTTCCGGTGTCATTGACTATCCTCCTTATTATGTTTCGTTCCGAGCCAGGCGGCAATCCCTGTTCCTATAAATAGCATATACCATTCCATTGTCAGTGTCAATCCAGTACTAGCTAGGTTAATACAAGTTGTTTCCTCGGGCGGGTGCAGGCAACGTACAGGCAACGGAAAGCTTCCTGCCGGTTCCGGTTCGCCAGTATATCCGCCGTGTTCACAAAAACCTTATCATAAGTCGAACCTTGCGCGCGGTGGGCAGTTATGGCATACCCATACCGGATGGAGTGAAAGGCTTCCTTGAACGCCCAATAATCTTTCCATAGCCTGCGATTAGCTTTCGCATACTCCGCAAGGTCCGACAGCTTCTTGTGAAACGCGGCGGCAGACTGCGCATGCAACACCCATAAGGTTATCGGATGCCCTTCGTCCATAAACACGACCAGCCTATGGCACTTAAACTCACCATAGATAGGATGATAAGCCTCAACCGAGCGTTCAATCGTGCCTTCGGAATCCGTCGAAGCAAGCGTGTCGCCGCCAGCGAAATCTTTAGCCGGTTCCATCATTATCACACGATCTTCGGGAAAGTATTCCCCAGGTTCCTTGAATATCTTCCGCCGGATAAGGGCATTAAGCTTCTCCACCGTTACATTCCGCCAAGCTATAGCCTTAACCTTACCTATGGCTGAGAAGTTTCCGGCTTCTGCCTCCCTGACGATTTGCTCCTCAAACATATGAACCGGAAGTCGCCAAACCCCTTCCCCGTTTTCATTGTCACTAAACAACGCCACTGAAGGAGCTGGATGGTCCACAACCTTCCGAAGACTTGTTGCAAGGGTAAGGATTTGATTATCATGGCGCATTACCTTTTCCAGGCCCATAGTGTCTTCAATTTCCCATACAGGCGAACGAGCTTCACCAACGGGGGGGAGCTGAGCCGCATCCCCCATGAAGATGAATTTGACTTTTTGTTCCTTTACTGTTTGGTTGATGTACTTCCATAGGTTGCTGTTAATCATGGAAGCTTCATCCACAACCACGGCCTTGTAGCGGTGGAGGTCTACCGGGTCTTCAGGCTTAGTAAGCTCCTTGACCTCGCCGTTGGCTTTAAGCTGAAGCCCGAGTAGACTGTATATCGTCCGACATTCAGGTTCGTAATAATCCCCAAAGTCCTCGTCCCGGAAAACCTCCCGTAAGACCTTTGTCGCTTTATTCGTCGGCGCGGTGAAGATCATGCAGCCTTGAACCCGCCGGACAAGCTCCTGCATGGTGTAAGTTTTACCTGTCCCGGCATAGCCTTGGAGGAGAAAAAACATCCTTGGAGATGCAAGGAAATCCTTCATGCGGTGGAGTGCTTCTTCTTGTTCGATGTTTAGCATTGGATAAACTCCTTCCACGGCATCATATTCATAATCTGCACCATGTCAGGATGGGCAGATGGATGTGTTCTCAGCTTCTTGATATGTGCCCACTCAGCGGCATCGGCGGTGACGACGATCTCAGTCTTGAGGGCGTTGGGCAGGACCGCGCGGGCTTGCTGAGGTTTGAGTGAGGATTTACCTGCATCCCAAGCAGCTAGAAGTTGATTATACGCCGCCGATGATTCCTGACACGAGTGCTTAAACAAGAACTGATTATCTTTGTCCCACCCTTCAAAACCAGCAGGTTCAATAAACTCCATGTCCTTGCCGCCGTAGTTGACATAGCGGGTGGACTCCTGAGCAAAAGAGCAGGGCCGGTGCCGGACAAGCTCGTGGCTGACGCCCCGGTCGCAGATGAACTTGGTGGAGTAGCGGTGGAGAGCCGCAGGGATTTCGTTATGGGGGCAGACTTGCCAGTCACTGTAATAATCTTCGGCTTCAATTTTGCTAGATATATAACCGAACAGCAGTCCGAAATTGCTGAGGAAGGGGGCAAACACATCCTCAGAAAGGTGCTGCTCAGTAAAGAAAGCACAACGCTGCTCCCAGCCCGTGAGGCTACCTCCCACGTAACAGAAGTTATCGTCCCAAGCGATGCTGAGATACTTGCCGACGATCTGAAGCATTCGGGCCTCAAAAGCCTGATTCTTGGGGCGGTCTAAGCAAACCACAAAATTACTATGCTCCACCATAGCCAGATGTCCCGCCGAGATCAGGCGCTTGACGAAGGCCTCGGCGCTGCTGTCGGTGATTTTGTCCTCTGACTTGTAGCAGGTACGCCCAGCCATTTCAATGAACCGCAGGGCGTTGGTGTAATCGGTTGGGACTGCTCCAAAAAATTGTACCGATGGTTTGATGATTTTCATTAAGCTTCCTCCTTAAAGCCGCCTAGGCATGGTGTAAATCCTTGTAGTTTGTAGCTATTCCCTTCCGGGATTAAGCTAAACAGTGAGATTTTGTGTTCATCGGCTACGGCAAGCTCCTTCGCGATGCCGCTTGATTTCTCCCAACCAGGGATTTGTAGTACATACATACAGGTACATTTCCGGAGGATAGGCAGGCATTGATCCAGCCAAAAGTCCGAATGGTTCCGGAGCGCGGCGGGGAGGAAGTCGGCCACTCGATGCCCATGGGTTATAGGGGAGTATACGGCGATTTGTAGGTTTTTCAGCAAAAACGCGGCGGCCTTTGTGGCTTCAAGCTCCCGCGCATGGCGTACATCGGCATCTTCGTGTGTATAAGGACAAGCTAAATAAGCGATCATTCTCTACATACTCCTTCGTTGATGTTGACAGTGAATGCAAACATACCAAGTCACGCCCTTAACCCTATCCCGGTCAAATTCGTGCGTACAAGGCGTTCCATCTCGGCGCTTGGGAACCGTTCCCGAGCCTTCGCAATTTTTGCATTTAATCTCTCCATGATCCCCAATAAGAATCTCCCCACACCCCTTGCAAACCGGGCAATGAGCGTATCCTGACATAAGTTTCTTTCCTATCATTTTATCTCCTTAAAAGTTACTCGCTCGCTATAGTAACCATTACTCTCCCCATACCAGCGAATGGTAACATAACCCTTACGAGTAGCGAGCTTGTAGAAAGTCCAAGTAAAGCTATCTTGGTATTCCTTTGTAATATCTTGTGGGTTTTGGTTGCTAGTTACTTCTTCAGCAACTAAAATCGGCTCACCGACTAAGTCGGCCAAATCCCCTGCAATATCCTCAATGGTTACTGATTCACAACATTCTTGATTGTGATAGAAATGAAAGCGTTTTCCTTCTGCGGTAAGAAATATAAGTTCACCTAGCCCAACCTGTTCTACCTTCAACAGCGTTTTTCCAAGAAGATCTTCTATCTTTGCCATTTTCCTTCTCCTTTAGGATACCTTTCCCATCCCCTGCTGCAACTTGAGGTTTATGCACTCAACCAAAAACCTTTGCCAGGCACCAAACGGAACCTTGCCCTCAAGCTCCGACCACAGAATCAAGTCCACTTTCGCAACCAGATCCTCCGGCAGGCATACAGTCTTCTCCACGCTCTTCGTCACGTTCTTCGGTCGGGCCATTTTGTAATACCTCCAATGCTAGGATTATATCGTTAATATCTTTCTTAGGCTGTAAACGGTGAAGTTCCTGCCGGGGCGGGTTTAGGGCAAGGCAGGAAGTGCAATAAGGAACGGGTACGACAATCAGGTACGAATCTCCAAGCACCCTGGGCTTGACACAAACCTTCGCCCAACGCTTGGGCTTGCCTTCCGCCGGGGCGGTGTAGGATTGAAGTTCTGCGAAGTGGGAGAAGTTTGTTGACTGGCCGCCGCAGGCACAATCGTGCCGAGTAAAGATTGCGTGGCTGGAAAGGGTTTTCCAGCAGGGGCCGATAGGCAAGTCGAGCGGGGGCAGGTCGTCGGCAAAGCGTCCGGTTTTGCGATTCGCCGCTTTGCGTTTCTCATTCATCGTCACGCTTTCGCTAAGTAAAGCATCCAGATCGCAAAGATCGTCTAAAGGATCTTCGTCCTCGTCAACCTCTGTGCCTGCGTCATTCACATCGTCTACTTCAGTCTCGGGGGATACTGCTTGAAGTTGTTCCTGGGTAGCTTCGAACATTGTGCGCCTCCAACATTAAGCTTTAGAAAGGGGAATGGCTATATGCTATCCGTGTTTTGAATATAGATATTAGACCATATTCCGGGGGATAATGCAACTAAGTATTGTGATTATTTTTCCGCCGGATTATGCCAGAATAACCCCGCCGGATAATCCAAGTACAAACAGGTTAGCAGGATACCGGAGGCGCCCGATACTTGCTAACCTGTAGGAAGGGCTACGCAGGAGAGTGCGTCAGTTGGCCCTTACAACGTCTTTGGCGGTTTTTTGGTATCCCCCGCAAAATCCCCTTGCCGCCGTCAAGTATAAATGGATTTTACAGGAGGGGTTATTAACCCTCTAACCAAAGTGGTTTAAGCTAACTCGTCCAGCATGGAATCAGTGTCAACCTTGGAAGCCTTGGAAACCTTTTCAGCCTCGATCTTCTCGATGAAGGGCTTGACCTTGGGGTTGTTCCGAAGGGCGACCTTCTCGGCCTGGGTCTTACCGGCCAGGAAGCCTTTGATATCTTCCCTAGGCTTGCCGGTCATTTCGACCAGAGCGCGGGCCAGGACGGAAGTACCAGCAAGGCCAGAACCGCCTTCGCGCTTCATGCTCCATTCCCCCTTGGTCAGGCGGTCACAGAGTTCCTGCACAGCCAGGACGCAATCATCAACATCTACCAGCCCGGCGATCTCGTCACCGATTTTCTGCTCCGCGCCGTGGGCGGCAAAACGATCCATCAAGCTCGGGGGCAGGGTGAAGTTGACGATACTGCCGTTACGGAAGCGCAGGGACAGGTCGATATTCCCGTTGTAGTCGAT